GTTCCTGTTATCATGATTAACCAATCACCTTTTTGTTTATTTGTATATAATTCTATAAGACTATTATTAGAAGTTACTGAAAAAGCTGTTCTAGTAAGATTTAATCTATTATTTAAATCACTAACTGCAAAATTTCTATCTGAACAAGTATAATTCATTGTAAGTGTTCTAGTTATAATTTCATTTGCTGATACACAATATGATAATAATAAAAATAATATATGAAATATAATTGAATATCCTAAATATTTCATTAATCGTCACATTTACAAAGTTTACCAAATAATCTTTTTTTAATTTTTTTATAAAATCTTTTTATTTTTCTTTTATATCTATCTAATGTACGTTTGAACGTCATAATCATCACTCCATCTATTTATTCTTGCTATTTCTTTTACAGAACCATCACTATTATATGTATCTTGATATAATGCTTTAAATGCTGTCATATCACTAGCATTATCTATAGCTGTTTCTATTTCAGCACAATCAGTTTTAATAGCTGCTACATAAGTTTTAATTGCATTTGGTATAGCTTTACTACTGTCATAGATACTTCTTTCTACTAACCAGTTAAATCTAGCTATAAATTGATTTGCTGAAATTTTAGCTTTATTTTTAGCTAATGTTTTTAAACCATAGGTATAAGTCTTATTTCCTTTATAATCTAATATATTATTACCAGAATCATCTTTAGCTTCTACATCTACTAAAGACTTTGCTGTTATATTATAAGATGTTGTTACTTTTTTATCAGAAGCACTCCAAGTATATATAGCTTGTGAAGTATTTTCAAATCTATCATCTCCTTTTGTACCACTATTTTCTACAGGATATATTCCTATAGCTTCTTTTTCTGCATCTGTATATTTAGTAAACATATTAGATGGATAACGAACATTATTTAACATAATAGATTTTGGTCTTTGATAAATTTGTTCTATTTTATTATCCTTTATATAAGCCCACATATTATTTTATCTCCTTTAAAAAGTATTGTTATATTTAAATGGAACATCACCCCATGCTCCCCATATATAAGGGTCATAAGAGGTACTATTAACTTGTGCATTACTACTTCTAACTTTAAAACCATTACTTAAAAAATCCACATTGTAATAAGAGCTACTTGATTCTGCTGCACTACTATTATAAAATAAAATATTATCTATAGGATTTTCTGTTCCTCTTGCAGAATCCCAAACTCCCCAACCATCTCCTGATACTGTCATTTTAATAAATATCATTCTTGGTCTAAAACCTGTATACTGAAATGGTCCATCTGCATCACCATTTGCAAAATAGGAACCAAAGGCAGAATAACCTTCAACTCCATGCCATACATAAGCAACATAATTATCGCCTGAATTATTTAAATTTACATCACCACCATTAACAGCATAAACACTATTAGTAAAAGAACCAAAGTCATACAGATTACTACCAACACCATATCCATCAGTACTATCTAAATACATTCTACCATTATTTGCAGGTGCACTTCCACCATTCATATTTTTGTGAGTAACTGTCCAACTTGCTGAACTACTTCTATTTTTAGTTATAATAAAATCAGGTTTTTTACTTAACCCATGCCCTATAGTGCCAGTTGAATTACTTCCTGAATAAGTAACAATACTAAATCCTGCTGCTTGATTTGCTTGTACTGTTGAAGTAATTGAACCATCTGTATTACTACTCGTTGTTCCTCCATTAGCCCTCCAACAATGTGCCACAAAAGGTGAACCACTATTATTTATATTCATAGCTGAACCTGCATCTAATGTAAAACCATCACTATCAAAAGAATCAAAATCACTTGTAAAACTTGTATCAGCATCAGTTCTATCAGGATACATTCCTAAACCTGCTCCTCTACTAGAATCAAGTATTCCATTACCATAAGAAGTTCCACCACTTATTCGTTGAATCCACACCATGTCAGGCTTAAAGCCTAATCCACTTATTGCATGATTATTACTACCATTACCAGTATATTTAATTGCATTAAAATTTTTACCAGGATAATCGTTATCAGTCTGTGCAGGGTCTATATCATCTGATATTGATAAGTTAGCTGAACATAAAGCTAAAAATCCTGATGGTGGAGTATAGTAAAAATCTCCATAACCATTACCATCTGCTGCATTAGCATTTGTACCAGGTAATGATGTTTCGATTCCACCAAATGTAGAATCTTGTCCAAAATTAACTTTAAATGTTCTTGCACTAGCAGCCCAATTACCTACAGCAGGATACCAAACATAACCTGCTGTTCTTGCTATGGTTACTAATCCACCTTCACCAGTTTTACTACATAAAGGATTACTTCCATCTGCAGGATTTTGTCCACTTCTCATATCTGTAAAACTACCATCTATAGACATATACCATTTATCATTATCAAAATCTGCTGCTAATCCTACAATATCATATTGAGCTATTGTTTGAGTAAGGTCTACATCAGTTCCACTAGAAGCAGCTTTAGGTGCATCAGATATAATTTCTGGAGGATTTTTATCTAAATACATATAAACTATTTGTGCTCCTGTTTGTGAACTAGGACTATTATAACCTAATTCTGCTCCAGAATTTACTTGTTCATTAGCCCATCCTACTGCTTGTCCAGTTGGAGAACTAGATGTTATTACCATTTCCCAATACCATTTACCACTTGTTACACCAATATTTCCAAAAGCTGTATCTCCTAAAGCTGCTGTAGTATTACCATCAGATAAAGTTCCAAAATCTGGTGTTCCTCCACCTAATGCTGCTAAAGGATTTAAAGTACAAAAATTTCCACTTGCTGCCATATTAATTAACTCCCAAATGTTGGACTATCAAGAACTTGATGGTCTGTTCCTAGCCCACTTGCTGTTAAATCATTATTGTTTCCACTCGAATCATTTCCAAGGTCACTTGCATTTTCAAATTTTAAATAGTAACCATTGTTACCATAAGTTGTTCCACTAGGGTCTTTTGGAATCCATACACCATTTTTAGTTTCACCAAACTGTGAAGGTGCATATGATTGTCCATCACAAAAATGAACCTCTGCTAAATATACATCTGCTCCTTGTGCCCAAGATAAATAACCATGTCCTATATAATTACCACTACCTAGTTGTGAAAAAGAAGCATCTTCAGATATAGCTGCTTGTGATGCAAAACTTAACTGATTACCATTTAAATACCATCTATATCTATCTGCTTCTGTAGATTCAGTACTGTCATATCTAAATACAAAATGATTCCATGCTGAAGTATCACGAAATTTTGCATCAGTAGTAGCAGCACCTGGACTAGTTTGCCAATCTTGTTTTAATGCATCTGCTGTACTAACATTAAAACCAATAAAAACATATTGAGAACCACTATTTCCTAATGTTATAAAAACATTATTAATATTATGTCCTGCAGGTATAGGACCATGTCTTTTTACCCACATACTCCAAGTACAAGTTGTTGTGCTAGTAGGTGTTCCTTGTGTCATTCTTAAATAACTAGATTCAGATTTAGTCATTCTACAGCTTTGGTCGATTGTATATGAATAAAAATCACCACCTGCACTTGCTGCTGCTGCTGCTCCCATTAAATGATTTTGAAATACTCCCATTATGCGTATGCCTGTGAAATTATCATTTGAATATCTCCTCCAACTCCATCACTAGATGCAGATACTACAATATAATCTAATCTATCTACTGCATCATCTGCTGTTGACATGGTTGGGTCTGTACCACCTATAAATTTAAAATCTGCATGATATGCCATTGTACCACTACCTCCATCTTGGTGTAAGAAAATACTACCTGTTTGTCCTGTTCTACATCCTATAGGTTGTGCTAAAGTATGTGCTGCAGTTACTGATGTATAAAAGTTTTGACATGCACCAAAGTTTAATGATACAGATGTTACACCATTAATAGCTGTTGCACATACAACTGCTGCTGCACTTTTTGTTAATTGTAATTGTCCTTCTAATGAAGTATTACCTGATACTCTTACTGTACCTAAAAATCCTGAATTACCTGTTATTGTTGTAGCACCTGTAATTTTAGCAGTACCTACTAATTGTGAATTACCTGATATACAAACGTCTCCATCAAACTCTGCTTTGCCACCTACAACAAGTGTACTTGCTAAACTTACTGCGTCTTGTAAATGAGTTGTTCCTGCAACACTTAATGTAGAACCTAGTTGAACTGCACCTGCTATAGTAGCATGTCCACCTATATTTAAATCACCAGATACAGAAGCATCACCTGCAACATCTAATGTACTGCCAAGAGATACTGCACCTGTTATTGTTGTTGTGCCACCTATTGCAACATTACCACTTACTGATACGTCACCCTCAAACTCTGCTTTACCTGTTATATTGGATGTACCACCTATAGATACATTACCTACTAAAGCTGTATTACCAGATACACAAACATCACTATCAAATTCTGCCTTACCTCCTACAACAAGTGTTGTTCCTATACTTACTGCATCTTTTAAATGAGCTTCTCCTGCAACACTTAAAGTAGAATTTAATTGTACTGCACCTGCTATAGTTGTATGACCTCCAATATTCATATCTCCTGATACTGAAACATCTCCTTCAAATTCAGCTTTACCTGTTATATTGGATGTACCACCTATTGATGTATTACCTGCTACATCTAATGTACTTCCTAAAGATACAGCTCCTGTTATAGTAGCTGTAGAAGATACTTGTAATGTTCCTCCAACAACAGCATTAGATACTGATATATTACCTGATATGGCTCCTGTAGGTACATTTGTTAAATTAGCACCATCTCCATAAAAAGCACTAGCACATACTTTAGCATTTGCAGCTTGTACATTTGCTCCACCTATTGTTACTGTACCACCTATAGATACATTACTAGCTATTGTTGCTGTACCACCAATATTTATATCACCTGATACAGATACATCACCTTCAAATTCTGCTTTACCTGTTATATTAGATGTACCACCTATAGATACGTTGCTATTTACATCAAGTGTACTACCTAATGATACTGCTCCTGCTATAGTAGTTGTTCCACCAATATTTACATTACCTGATACAGATACATCACCTTCAAATTCTGCTTTACCTGTAGTATTAGACGTACCACCTATTGAAACATTACCTACTAAAGCTGTATTACCTGAAACACATACATCTCCATCAAATTCAGCTTTACCTACAGCAGTTAATGTGCCACCAACTCCCAAGTTACCTGTCATAGTAGTATTACCTGCTACTGTTAATGTACTTGCTAAATGAGTAGCTCCTCCTACTGATAATGTTCCACCTATAGAAGTATTACCTGCAATAGTTGCTGTGCTTGCAAAATTAGCAGCACCACCTACACCAAGTGTTCCTGTTAAAGTTGTATTACCTGCTACTGTTAATGTAGAACCAAGATGTGTTGCACCACCTACAGATAATGTACCACCTATTGTTGTATTACCTGAAACTCTAACTGCTCCAAGAAAACCTGTTTCTCCAGATACTGTAGCTGTACCTAATACATTTAGATTACCACCTATTGATGTACCTGCTGCTACACTTAATGAACTTTGTAAATGTGTTGCTCCCACAACTGTAGTAGTTCCACTAACATAAAGATTACCACCTACTGTTGCATTACCTACAGATATATTACCTCCAACAGACATAGTAACACCTGTAAGATTAGAGCCATCACCATAAAAAGCAGAAGCACATACTTTATTTGTTATTTGTAAATCTCCTGCTACAGAAGCATTATTAGTAACACCTAAATTACCTGATACTTCAACAGCACTTGTTGCTATTTTTAAAGCAATACTTGTTCCATCACCTGTTTGTATTTTTCTTAAAGTTCCATCAGCTCCTGTATTACCAGATGTTTCTATTTGTAATAATTTTTTATATGTTGCGTTAATTAATTTATCTGTTAAATCACTCATACTGTACCCCATTTTCTAGTATCTGGTTCTGGAATATCATTCCATGTAAAATTAGCTGATTCCCATATTATATTTCTACCACCACTATCTGGTCTTGCGTTAGGAACTATTGTATCCTCTCTTACATCAGCAGCTTTATTTTGTGGATGATTTTTTAAATCGTAATTACCTTCAAAACATTCAGGACATACTACCATATCATAACTGTTTAATTTCATAACTCTCATGTCATAAACAAATGAACATGAATCACACATTGCTCTTGCTTTTGTACTTCTTCTAGACATTAAACATATCCTAATTTAGGTTTAAAATAAATACTTGCTCTTTCTTTATCTTCTTCCATAGCTCTTTTAAATGTTTCTTCATAACTTGCTTTTAACATAGCTACTCTTGCATCAGTAATACCTGGTCTTTTTTGTGCTAATTGATGTGCAAGCCCATAAGTTAAGCAAGGTAAAAATCTTTTTGGTATATCTGCATTTTGTTCTGCAGATTTATTTACATCTTGTAATTGTCTTATTGCTTCTATTGTTAATATTTCTGTATTATTATTAGGTATAGGATATAAAAATACTGTAGGTTTATCTACATTTCTTTTTATAGCATATTGTGTTGGTCTACCTGTTTGTGACTTATTAGGTAAAACATTATATTCTTCAAATGATATTCTTGTTAATTGTGTTTCTGTAGCTGCAGCACTTGCTTTAATTGTAATAACTAAAGCATCATTTACTGAATCTGCTAAATCATAAGATGTGACACTTGTTGATACTGTTACTGCTGTAGTAAATGTTGACCATAATAAAACACCTCTATTTTGCCAATCATTTAATAATAAATTTATAGACCTTCTTGCTGATTGAGGTGTATGTCCAAGAGTTTGTTCACCACCTATCATTTCTGTAGCTTCTTGAATTACTTCATCTATATCTAAATTAAAATTATAAGTTCCTGAAGATGCCATTAAAATACCTTTTTAATTTTTCTTTTTTTATTTTTTCTTTTTGTTCTTTAAGATAACAATATAATTGTTGTCTTGTCATAACACACCTCCTAATTAAAGTTAGTGCGTTTCTTCGATACCTACTTCCAACTCAATGAGTCAAACGATTATATTTTATTTTTTATCCATCTATATGCTGAATAAACACCTAATCCAAGTATAATATAAAGTATACCATCAAACCAAGATATATTATGTATTGTAGTAATTAGTTCAGGTGTTATGTTCATTTATTTTTTTTCTGTTTTTTTATATTCTTTACCTACATTTACTGCAGGTCCTTTTCTAGCAGCACCATATCCTTGACCAGTTGGTTTACCACTACAATATAAACCAGTCTTTTCATTCATAAATCTTGCATTAGCTCCTGCTATTAAAGTTGTTTGTTTCTTATCTTCCATTATTTTCTCCTCTTCTTTTTTAATTTATTATAAGCAATAGCTATAGCCTGCTTTTTATTTTTTATCTTTTTATTACCTTTTTTAAATTCTTTTATTTCTTTACTAATTTGTTTTGATACATTAGTTCTATTTACCAATTTTACCACCATATTGTTTAGCAACAAATTTGTTACCTTTTATATAGCCACCTTTTTTAAAATCTTCTGATTCTTCTATTTCTATTTTTTTAAGTAACCACTTATCCATTATATCTACTCTTTCTTCTTCATTTTTGGCATTTTTCAATAATTCTTTAAGTTTATTAGACATTAGTTTGCTCCTTGTATTACTGGGTTAGGTCCTCCTGCAGGACTAGCTGCTACCTGCATATCATCTTGTCTCATTCTTCTAGCTTGATTACGCAGAGCATCTATTGAATTTTTATATTTAGCTTCCCATGTTGCAACAGCTTGTAAATCTTTTATAAAATAACAAGATTCTACCATACATGCAGAAAATAAAGCATTATAACAAAACTCACTAAAATAATTTGATGTTGTTACACTTGTACCTGTAGCACTAGCTAATGCCAAAGGTCTACGTGTATACTGTATTTCACCTGATACTGCAGATGCAGGTGTTGGTACAATATAAATTTGTGTATTAGTTTTTCTTGAATAGTATCTTGGGGTTCCTGTTGATGCACTAGCATAAGGAAAATAATCTATTGCATATTCATAAGGTCTTTGTAATAAACTTACTTTTGAATTAGCAGGAACGTCTGTTGTTGAAACACTTGTGGTATAGTTTACATTTCTTACGACTAATGTATCAGCAGGTAAACTAACTACTGGATTAGAAGCTATAAATGAAAAAGTAGAATAGTTATCTAAACCTGGGTCGTCAAGTTCTTTTACTAATCTATCTTCAGCTTTTTCTACAATATAAGGTATTTGTTCTTCAAATTCTGTTGAGTTATTTTCTATTGTATTTGTTATATCAGTTTTAAGAAACGAATAATTAGGCACTATATTATCCTACTGTTAAAGTAACACTACCTGCATCTGGTGTAGATATGCTAATTGTTCCACTACAAAGTACACCCATTTCTCCAAAGTACATATCTGATTCTGCACTTGCACCAACTTCATATACTATAACTGCTCCTGATTGGTCTCCAATAGTAACTACTCCTGCTACAGTAGAATAGGAATGAACTCCTAATATTCTAGTTCTATTAGTGGTGCTAATAATATCTCCATCACCACCTCTTTTATTAACTGTTCTTATATTTGTTGCCATGTTTTTTCCTTTAATTAGGAAGGGTATTTTACTACCCTCCCTAGTTATTAATGGTTATGCACCTTGATTACCAAACCAACCTCTCCAGTCAGATACTCCAAAAGAATATCTTTCTCTGGCTTTAAATCTGAGGTTACCAGTATCAAAATCAGGCTCCATTTTGGTTTGTAAAGGTGTTCTATTGAACATCTTTGTACCATTAGGAACATCAGTTTTAATGAACCATGCATTAGTATCTGTGAATCTTCTATTAGTTGTATATCCTTTTGGGAAAACTCCTAGATTTCTAATAGCATTAAGGTCATTATCTGCACTACCTACAATTCCTGGTGTGTTTAATAACACATCACATGTAAACATTAAGTCTACAGGTACGTGTATAGAAACAGCAGAAGAACCAATTAAGATACCTCTGTCATCTTTAAACTTTTGAATTGAAATTACAGCAGACTCTAATGTGCCTTCAGCAATCGCTGCTGCTGTGCTTGTATTACTTTGGTCTCCATCTCCAACAGTTGGATGTGCAGTATTAAATAAACTTACTCCATCTCCTTGTGCTGTAGAAAAACCATCATTATAAAGTTTAGCAGCTTTTACTTGTTTAGTGTTTGCCATGGCTCTTGCTAATCCTTTTGCTCTTAATTTTGCAAAAGTATCATAAAGGTTATCTTCCATTGCTTCTTCTGTGATTGCGAAAGCTAAAGCTATAGTCTCGTTTGTATAACGAGCTGTATAACTCTCACTTGCGTCATCATAAACAACAGCAGCACCTTCATTTTTAACAGGGGCTTGACCAAATCCTGTAAATAGGACTTCTTCTTCAAAAGACCTATCAGAATTTTCTATTTCATAAAGAGGTTTATGTTCGTCATTAACCTCACCATACTCCATTCCAAAGACAGCATTTAATCCAGGAAGGAGTTCTTTGCTTATCGCAGCTCTATTTATTGGCATTTATTATTCTCCTTTTATGATTAAGATGTTGATAGAGTACAAGTTACATAGTTGTCAAAATGATTATTAATTCTGACTTCATACCAAGGATAGTCATCTGTCTCACCTACTGATGAGCTAGTACCTGTATCCCAAGGTGCTCTACGTATTACTCTTAAATGTTGGTCTGTAACAACAGGTGCATTTGCATCTCCTACATAGGCACTTTGTCCTGTTTTATGACTTCCTGTACCTGTTTGAATATTAGTATTTAAAACACCAAATCCTAAACCTGCAGCAGCAGTTACTGGACCATCCATTTGAATGAAATATGTTTGGTCAGGGTCACTTGCAATGTGAACTTTTACATCTGTAGCTGTAGTTCCTCCAGTCCAACTTCTTGCAAACTTTTGTTCTCCACTAGAATTAACAAACTGTATTCCTTGAAAGACACCTGCAATTTTAATAGTATTATTAGTGCTTGGTTTTATTGTACCAACTGATTCAATAAATACAGGGTCTCCTGTAAATACATCTGAAGGTATTAATGCTGAAGCCACTAAAGGGCTTGCTCCATTCAAATCAATAGTTCGTATACCAGTAGAGTTAGAACCATCACCATTTTTCTTAGCGAGGACTAATCCTCTTGGGGCATTATTACTTGCCATAGTCTAATCTCCTTTGTTATTAAAATAGCAACAAAAGACTTACTCTTGAAAATTAGGTTGTCGACCTTTTGTTACTGTTGATTTACTTGAATTAGAAATGGGCATGCTAGAATTATTTCCTCTCATTAATTGACTATTTACTGCATCCATTAATTGGTCAGACTTCTTTCTATAAAACTCATTTCTACTTTGGAATAACTTGGTAGGTATTTTACCTAACGCAATGTCCCCACGACAGACAGCTCCAGAGTATCTTCCATCCATCTTCACGACTGATGTTTGTTCTAATTCAGGTACTTCTTTAATATCAACAAATTGCCAACCTTCTTGCATTTTTTTACCAATATATTTAAAATCATCTTGACCTTTAAGAGTTATTCTTAACCATCCAAGAGTCATTCCTTCGTTTTTGAAACGATTTACTATTGCTTCTGGTATGTGTAAATTATCTTGTTCTTCAAACTGATAATTTGTTGCTTCATTAGTATTATTTTCTCTTAATTGAGAACTACGTGTATTGATTCGTGTTGTCATTTATTTACCTCCACGTTGCATGTTTACTGTTGTATACTCACCTTCAGCATTGGTTGCTTTTAGCTTCTCTTGAGCATATTGTTCAAGGGGTATATTCCATTTATTAGCTAATCTTACATCATCTTTTGAAAGCTTAACTTTATTTTTGGAACTAGGAGTGCTACGTGTACCTCCTGCTACCACTTGAGCAGGTGTCGATTCCTGCTTACGATTTTCCTCTTTTTGATATTTATGAGGAAATGATTCTTTTAGTCTATTATCTATTTCTTGATAATATTCATCTTCTGTTGGACTAAAACCTTCTTGTTTTAAATCTGCATCTATTGCTAATGCAGCAGCAGTCATAACTTTATCTTGTCCAAACCACTCATTTTTTGAAGCCCAATCTTGTGCCTTTGGGTCAGGAGTTGGTTGTTGATATTGTTGTTGAGGTTGTCGTACTTGTTGTGTAACCTCTGGCTGCTCTTTAAAATGTTCTTTTGTTGCACCTAATGATTTTAAATCATTTTGTGTTTCATTTAAATACTCTTGTGCTTTTAATATTTTAACACTATCGCCTTCTTCGTGTGCTGTTTTATATGCACTTCTAGCAAGTTCTAATTTATCATTTAATTGTTTTTCAGTTGCATCTAAATTTAATTTACTTAACTTACTAAAATCTGTATTTGTTTTTTGTATTTTATTATTTAATTCTTCATTTTGTTTAATTAATCTAGCAATTTCGTTTTCTCTATCTTTTCTTTGCTTAATTAACTGTCTAATTCTTTTTTCTGCACCTTTTGTATTTATACCCTCAAGTTCTTTAGGTTCTTCTTTTTTTACTTCAGGTTCTGTTGTTTTTACTTCTTGTTTTACTTCTTGTTTTATTTCTTCTTTTTTTGGTTCGTCTTTTTCTACTTCAAATTCTACTTTTTCTTTTTCTGGATTTTCAGCTTTAACTTCATTCCATTCTTCTTGTTGTTCCATTTTTATTCCCTTTCGTTGTTAACGACACATACGAGTTACGTTATAATTAATATTATACTATATTATTTTAAAGTATGCAAGTAGTATTACACACTATGTTTAGATAAATTAAAAGTAGGGTCTAATGTTTTAGGACTTTCTACCTTCATTATCACTTGGTCATCAAATAATAATATATATTTTAAACCTTTATATTTTATTTTTTGACCAGAATGTTTGCCATAACAAACATAATCTCCTACTTCACACCAAGGTCCTTTAGCAAACTTTTCCATATCATGATAAGCTAAATCACCTAATGCCACAACTTCTCCTACTGTTGTAAGATAAGCCATATCATCTCTTGTAGAGTCTGGTAATAAAATACCACCTTTAGTTTTTTCTTTTATTGAAACAGGTCGTACTAAAACATGATACCCTGGAAGTTCTGGTAAAACATCTGGATTTGCTTGTTCTTCTTTAGAAATCCAAGCATCATTTTTAATACTTTTTGCCATGCTTACTTGTTGCATTATTCTTCTTCTCCTTCATATATTTTTTTAATAATTGATTTTAAAACTTCTTCTGCCCATTCAACTCCTTGTATTCTTCCTACAAGTTGTTTATAATTAGCATAATTGTCAGCTTGACCATTAGCTATATTTTTTCTTAATAAATTTAATTCTTGTTCAAATTTACGAAGAGCTTCATTAGATGCTTCCATTTAAATCCTTATATAAAAATACTGGGCAGTAATTAAACCACCCAGTATATTTTAATTATTAACTATCAACAAATGGAGTAGCTAAAGTACCATCACCCATTAGAGTTCCTTCAACATACCATGTTGTTGTATTAACTCCCATGAGTCTAATAATACCACCAGTTAGCCAACCTTGTTCTACTTCTCCTAAATCAATAATATCATTAGAAGCTGCAGGTTGAAAGTTATCTGTTTCTCCAATCTGTCCAGTATCATACATAGTTAAGTTACCTAAAAAACCATCTGTTCCATCAGTAGTTGCAGTTTTAATTTGACCTGCTCCTGTAAAAGTAGTTTCTACAAGAAAAGTATAAGTAATACCTGCTGCAGGTGTTGGTAATGTTACTACAATACCTGCTGCTCTATTAAAACCATAAATAGTTCCAGAATCAGCAGCAGTCAATGTTTTTGTAGCATCTGTAATTGATTCATAATCTGATAAAATATTTGTTGCACCAGTAACTTTTAGTGTACCAGATGTTTCTATATTACCACTTGTATCAATATCTAAATTTGTAGTAACAGCTCCTGTAGTTGAGTTTATAGTAATTTGTTCAAACCCATTTTCAGCTCTAACAGGTCCTTTAAAAGTTGTGTTTGCCATTTTTTTCTCCTTAATTAAAATTAACCTATCGTCTTGGCATGTCTGCTAGGGCAGTCGACAGGCATAAAATATCCCTAGTTATTCTTTTGGTTTTAATTGATTTAAATTAATATTTTCTTCATGTTTAATTAAATCAGTTAGTATTTCAACTAACTTTAAACTTCTTTCTTTACTATCTTTAATATTTAATTCTTCTAATTTTGATAATGCTTGAACTTTAATTTTTTCATAATCAACTTCAGTTTTTTGGTCTGCAATAGCTGCTTTAGTCATAGCATCTAATGCTTTCATAGTTTCTTTACTTGCTCTATCTAAATCACCTTTTTCTTTTTTCATCATAGCAGATTGTCCTGCTTTTGCTGAATCTGCTAATAGTTTAGCTTCTTTTAATTCTAATTCTTGTGCTTCTAATGCAGCATCTGCAGAGAATTTTGCTGATTGTGCTTTTAGTTTTTCTTTTTCTAATTCTACTTTAGCTTGTTCTAATGCAACTAATTGTTGCTCTGGTGATTGTGCTTGACCAATAGCTAAATTAGCATTTAATACTTGTTGTGCTGCTTGAGCCATTGCTAATTCTGCAGCTTGTGGATTTTGTGTTGCTTCAGGTGGCATTTGTTGCATCATCATTCTAGTCATACCATTAACTTGTTCTTGATATTTCATTACAGAATGTTCTTGTATATTTGCTTCTAACAATGGTTTAATTCTAGCCATAATAGGATTCTTACCATTTTGTGGGTCCTGTAAATATGCCATCTTTGTTTGGATATGAGCATCATGATTTTGACCTGCAAATGCTTTTATTGGAATACCTTTAGTTGCTGCCATAATATCAGACACAGGGTCCATAGGTTGTGGTTCTTTTTTAGGAGGTAATATCTGTTCTATATTTGGCATATTAGCAGCATTTAAAATTGTTCTATTTAATGCTTCTATATTAAACATACCAGGAGGGGATTGTTGTGCCATTTGGAGAGCCATTTGGGCTAACATCATCCTATGTGCATTAGAAGGAATGTTAGGGTCTGATACAGGGATTACATCAACCCTTCCATCAAAATCTTTCTTAAACACACTTTGTTCAGCATAAGGTACTTCATAAGGATACTCCATAGGTAAATATTCTGAATCTATACGAGCAAGAATTTTAAATTCTTCTCTTTGTGATTTATGCAATCGTTTATGTATAGCTGAAAAAAATTTACTAGAAGCTTCTAATAAAGCCATAGTGGTTCCAACAGGACCATAAGATGCTGCATCAGCAACTATCTGTTCTGTACTATCAGCAAACTTTTGACCTGCTGCTGTAACGAAACCTAGCATCTGAAATAGAGTAGAGGAAGGCTCTTTATAGGGGAGAGGAATAATTGCCTTGCTTAAATCTACTCCAGTTGCTTCTATTTCTTTAAATTCACCAGGACTTATTGGTTCATTGTCTCCAACAAGTCGTACACCTTTTGCTTTAAAACCTCCTGGTAAGTTTGCAAATTGACCTGCGTCTACTAGACTTCTCATAGCTGCTGTTGCAGTCATAGTAAGATTGCCTAGAAAGTGCATCAAGCCAAACCCATAAAATCCAAATCCAGGAACAAATCTGTAGTGGACAAAATGGGAAATCTTTTGTTGTTGTTTATCGTCTTTTTTAAAATTTCTTCTTATACTTAAAACTGTTCTTGACTGTTCTTCTACAGTAACAATATAAGGACAAGCATAATCTTTTTCAATTTCTAAATAACAATGTTGTTCTAATAATGTATATTGTGGGTCACTATTTTCTGTAGGAGATAGTCCTAATATAGTATCCATTTTTTCTGAAAAAGATGTAGCATTAGGATTTGTAGCTTCAGGTAAATCTATTTCATCATAAATACCTGTACGCATATCTTTTGCTAAATCTACTGGGCTTCTATAAATAACATGTGTATATCTATCTGCCTTACTTAAATTAGAAGCATAGTAAGAAACATAAAACTGGTCTATAGGAATAAATTCTGATACTGGTCTTTTAAGATTAGCATCATAGTAAACTTTTTTAAATGCAGAACCTATTAAAGGTAAATGAAATAACATTCTTTCAAACTCATCAAAGTATTCAGGCATCTGCTCTGTTACTTGATAGTTCATAAAATCTTTTACTCTATTAGATTGTAGTTCTCTTTCAGGAGTTACCTTTCCTAATATCTGCGTTTTAACTGGACCATTTGCAGGAAACATTTCCTGTATTGCTTTTGATTGAAACTTAACTGCTGATTCAATTAACATAGGATGAACTGCAGTACATGCACCTTCAAAAGGTTCTGATGTATCTTCTATTTTTAATCCTAGTAAATCAAATCCTCTTTCAAACATTGATTCCCATTCAGCTCTGGAATCTTTATCTGCTGTATAATTATTAATTACATCTTCTGCAATTTTTGTTAATTGTTCTTCATCTAAAGTATCTGCAATGTTACTATACCATTCTTTCATTTCACCTTCAGGTTCCATTTCGATATTAACCTCAGTAAAATCTACAGTAACTCCCCCATCAGGGTCTACCTCAAATGATGGTGAATCTGTTGCTTCTTTTATTTTCTCTGGAAGTTGTACAACATTTGATATTGTTTCCTCAATTTTATCAAATGGATTTTTTTCTATTGCCATTATATTGCCCTCTGTGTATTATAATTATCACTACGCATTACCATACCCCCTTGTTTTTTTATTTCTAATATTTCGTCTACTTGATTTGGATAAAGCAACATTAAACTATCATTCTTATCTGTTAAACCTTTTTCAAATTTATTATTATAAATAAAAGAATCAAAATTATGTTTATTTCCTAATTCCCTTAATTTTTGTAACCAATAAACTTTACCAGAATTAGAGCTCCAAAAATCAGTTTCTAAGCCTTCAGTTATAGTTATAGATTTACCACCACTACTTGGATAATAACCTCTTTGTATTTTTAATGAAGTGTCTTCTTTTCTTCTAAAATCTTCAGCTTCATCAATAGCTTTTTTAAAATCTTCTTTAATTGCTTTATTTGTTTTAATTCCATCAAAAGCTTTATTCCAATTAGTAGGTCTTCTAAAAGAATTAATATCATTAATTTCTAAAGCTTTAGTATTTTTATTTATATTTAAAGGTACTGTTTTATAAACATCTTTGCTACCTTTAAAATTTCTAGTATCTTTAATATTATCTGTAATATTAGGGTCTAAAGCTACATGTACTCCTATGTCTGCATCTGGACTTCTTCTTCCTGTAGGATTAAAACCTTTTTCTTTTATTAAAGAAATATTTTCTTCTGGAGTAGCATGATACCCTTTTAATTTATCATCAGTAAATTTAAAAAGTTTTTCTCCACCTTTTCTAATATATTGAGAACCTGGAATAAGAACACTTGCTAAACCTGCTAGCATTTGAGGAAAACCTAGTATTTCTCCTTTCATAATTTTAGAAGACCCTTCATATGCTTCTTTTATATCAGAAGCAGGGGATATAACTTCTGCAAGTATAGGAGCTGCTTTACGCAATAAACTTAAATATTCATCCATTGCATAATTAGATGGTTCTTCTTTTTCTTCTTCCTCTTCTTCTACTTCTGGAAAAGCAATTACTTCACCTAAATTAACTATGTCTTGTTCTGATTGTTTCATGATTCCCCTATTAATTGTTATTATAACATTAAGTTCGCCAGTATGCAACCTTTTTTTTCATAGGTGGGTCATCCCACTCTGGGTCTTCAGGATGTTCTAAATGCCAAGACTCTTTCATATAGTGTATTGCCATAGTCATAGCATCAACTTGGTCATCATGAGCTGCATGTGGAAAACGTAATAATTCTTCTAATAAGTCTTCTGACCACTTTTTATTATCTGGTATCCAAACTCTACCTGCTTCCATCATAGGAGTTGCAGAATATACTCTGGCTACTTTATCTCTATCTGGTAAATATTCTAAAACAGGTAAACCTGCTCTTCTCATATCTTGTATAAGTGATTGTCCTGATGCTTTCTTTTCTACCATACATATATCAGGTCTATGTTCATGGTATAACTTTTGAGCTATACGTCTTAACTCTGGATATTCAAATCTTCCTTTTATATTTCCCAGTAATATTAAATGAGCAACACAAGTTTCATATCCATTCTCATCATCTTCATAGCTATGAAAGATTCCCCATGTTTGTATTACACTATAATCTGCAGTTCTTGATGTGGAAAATGCAGTATCATACGTTTGTATTATAAATTCACAAGGTGGAGGAGCATCTTGTTCCCAGAAACGTATCCATTTCTTTTTTATTATTCCTCCTTCATCAGGAGTTGGGTCCTGCATATATAATGCGTTCCAGTATCTTGCTCCATTGGATGCCTTTATCTCTGCTTCGTCTACCTTTAAAACATCATCAGGTTTCCATTCTGGAAAATAGCTTGAACCCACAGGTAATTGCAGTAACGAAGATGACTCCTCGTCTAACCATGCAGGGATACGCACTACATCCCAGGGAGTTACAGCATAATCTCCTATATTCTCTTGTTGTTTTAGTAACCATCCACATAAATCATCATAATGGTACCTAGTATTAATAATTAATATGGAACCATTGGGCATAATACGTGTTCTTAATCCTGATGGATACCATTCTTTAACATATCTTCTACCTGCTTCAGAGAATGAGTCCTCTTCAGACATCACATCATCAAGAATTGCTATATGTGCACCTCGACCTGCTATCTGTGACCTAACACCTGCTGCATAGTACGTGCCATTGTGGGTAGTCTTCCATTTTCCTGCAGCTCTTACATCACTTCGTAGCTGAACACCTTTAAATATGTTTTGAAATGTTTCATCATTAACAATATCTCTTACACTTCTACCAAAATCAGAACTTAATTGGTCACTATGAGAAACAGTTAGTATTTCATGTGTAGGATTTCTTCCAATATACCATGCAGGAAACAGTTTGGAACAGATTACAGACTTGGAACTACGTGGAGGTAGAAAGACCATAAGCCTTTTTATCTCTCCAGACTCTAATTTTTCTAATTTTTCACTTATTACTTCTATGTGGCGACCCATTTTCCAATCAGAAACAAGGGTTGGAGCCATTGTGTAAACAAATTCAAGAAAACTATCTTTAGAATATTTTAAATCTATATCATTTAAGTTATTATATAGACTAATATAGTTATTAATAGTTTCTAATTGTGTATTATTTTCATTTGTATTCATTATATTTATAAAAAGAAGATTAAAAAAAGAATAAAAGATAAACAAAGAGTATAAGTATTTTTCTTAACTATATATAATTATACATAACTCCCCCATGTTTGTCAAGCATTGTTTTATTTTTATTTTATTTGTTGTTTTTTTACAACATATTTATTAACATAGCCAGTATTTTGGTAAATATATGGGGGTGGGGTATCTAGATTATACACACGCACATAATTTTTTTCTGTGGGTATACATATATATGTTATAGGTCTAGAGGAAACAAACTAAAAGATACCTTAAGTTGAGAATAGTTCTCATTTGCAATAGTTAGGATAGATTGAGAATAGTTCTCATTAGCATTGAGAACGATTATCATTATCATTTACATAGTTGCGAATGATTCTCACTAAAACAATACAGTTGAGAATGATTATTATTATCAATGCTAATAATTCTCATTATTATTGCGAATAATTCTCAATTAATAAGTGATTCGCTAGTATTTACTTATAGGATTAATCAAGTTACGCAGTTGCGTAAGTTAACAATGTTGGTTTTATGCGTGTTACAGACTAATAAAAAAACTAATATTTTTACTAGTTGACTTAATTACTCATATAGCGATAATTAGGTATGTTTAAAATTTATGTAATCGTAACTAAAATTACTTGCACTACCTCTAGGTTTTATTTCATAGTCGCCTTGAATTAACAAGGTATATAGACCCAGATAAGTTGGGGGTCGTTAAAGAATAAGTTTTAAGATTTTCAATCACTTAATTATGAAAGGATTTTGTTATGCAAAATTTTAATGAAATTATTACTACTAAAGTTGTTACTCATTTAAATATGGTCTCTAATTATGAGAAAGATATACAATCAAGTTTATTAGGTATTCAGTCTATCTTTATGGCTGAAAATTATAATAAAAATGATTGTACAAATTCAAAAGAAAAATTGAAATTTGTTAAATCTAAATTAATTGGAATAAGTGGCGAATCAACTAAATTGATTGTTAGAGTTGGGTCAGTTGCTGATAATGATATTGATAGAAATAAAACTAAAAATTTAAAGACTAAAAATGACGAAATTACTGCTGATATTTTTGTTTTTAACTTTTTTAATTCTGGAAATATTAATCGAATTACCCAACCTTGTAATAATAAGTTACTAAATGAAAGTCTTGCAAAATATTTAGGAAATAAAAAAGCAACTTCTAAAAATGTTTTAGAATTTCTAAAAACTAAAAATATTACTTTATCTAGTCAATTAAATGCAAGTTGCCAGAAAAAAGGAATCTTTAGTAAAAATAAAGATAAGAAAGAATCAAAGAGTCCTTCTGGTGCTACCAATCAAGATACTAAAAAAGATGTATCTATTGCTCAAGAATTGAAACTAGAAAGCAAAAATTTAGTTTTAGAGTTACTTGCTCAAACATATCCAACATTTAAGAAATTAAGTTCTAGAGATATGCAATTCTATATTACTAAATTATCTAATGCTAAAACTTTAAATATGAGCGTTGAAGACTTCATTAAAGACTTAAAAATTGAAGATAAAAAACAAGCAGTTTAAACTCCCTAGAGTCCCATATATTAATTTATATGGGACTTTTTTTTGGTCAAAAATTTGACTACCCCTACCCTACCCTACCTATATTTTTTATTTCCCTATATATTTTTTTATATGAAGTGAACACGACTATGAAGTGAACACAGCAATGAAGTGAATACGACTATGAAGTGAACACAGCAATGAAGTGAATACGATTAACTTACGCAGTTGCGTAACCTACTACATATTGAAGAAAAATAATGCTTGACACAACATATAGGTTTGATATGATGGTATCATAATAATAAAGGAGAACATTTATGAATAGACGACAAGTTATTAATAGAGCAGTAAACAATAGCTTAAAAGATTCTAACTTACGCAGTTGCGTAACCAAGAAAGATTCTAACTTACGCAGTTGCGTAACCAAGATAACCAAGCAAGATAGAATCAAAAAGTTTTTAGGCAATGAGTTAAACAAGCTTGGTAATGTGAGTTATGCTCAACAACGAATCACTCACACACTAGAGAATATGAAGACAACACCTAACAACAAAGTATATTTTATGAGGAGAAATAATAATGTGTAGCTTAATGGATTACAAAGTAAAAAAAGATGAAGTGAACACGAATACTTATGACAATAGTATGGATGAATTTGAGAACACAGAAGAATACTATGCTATCAAAGAAAAAGAAAAACAAAATGAAAAGAAAGTAACTACTAAACAAACTTGGGACTATGCTACTGAAGTTAGTGATGGTGAGATAGAGGATATAGTAAAATGAAAATATTTAGAACATCAATAGTATCTGGAGTAACTACATCTAGAGATATAAAAATAAATGGTAGACAAATATATACTCTTATGTATGGTGACATAAAAGATAAAAAGTATTTATTAAGAGAAGAATTAAGTGAAGTTTATTATGAAGATGTAATGTTCATATTATTTGGATTACAGAATAATGAATGTGAAGACTTTGATAAACCTGATTCACTTGATAGCATAGTAGAGGACTTATATCCAACACTATTATAAAATATGCGTGAGTAGGGAAGTAGTCAAACCCAACTGACTGTAAATCAGTCGCCATATGGCTTCGTAGGTGCAAATCCTACCTCACGCACCATATAACATTTATATAAAGGAGTTACAAAATGAGATGCACAAACAAAGGTATGCAAGGTACATACAGTAACCACTATGGCAAAGTTATGTATCACGATTGTGGCACAACCTTACCTAGTGGTGAACAAGATTACTGTGAGGAATGTGAAAAGAGATACAGCAAAGACAAACCACAATTAAGTAAATTGATTAATGAAGAATCAGAATTATATAATGGGGGATTTTATTAATGGTAAATACTATAACAAAAGTTTATAACTCTTGGATAGCTAAAATGTCTAGTGATGAATTAGATAATAAGTTTAAAGTATTACAAGAACGAGCAGAGAAAATAAAAAAAGAGGTCTATGATATTGGACAAGAATATTTAAAACTTATTGATGAGTTTGATGAGCATAATGATGGTAATGGTATAATTGAAGATGCTTGTAGGGAAGAAAGAAATAGACTAGAAAATAATAACTATTTAACCATAGATGATTACCATAGGGACACTTATAAAGCTGACCTTGAAAACTTTTATTTTCTTGACACAAGTATAGAAGATTTTAGACTAAACCAAAAATAGGAGAAACTAATGAGTAATAAAATATTGTTAAAATCACACAATGATTTACAGAATATGTATAGAAAAGTAATCAATCTTATTGAAGATAAAAAAGAAAGAGAGATTATACATTGTTTGTTTCAAGACTTATCAGATAAACTTTTAGATAATACAAAAGGAGAAAATAATGTTTGACACAACTAAAGATTTGCGTAGAGTAATAATAGATACACAACAAAGAGAGAAACTAGTGAACAATTACAGATATAAAAGACAACACAATAAGGGAGATATGCAATGGTGGAAAGCATATGGTATTCTTGTAACTATAGGTTTAATAAGTTCTATTATAATAATAATAATGTTAATTGCGAGGTGATATATGTCTAATGGATATATATTCTACGAAGACAATGACAAAGTAGGAATTGTTACATTCAATTCTAACAATATTAAGACAGGTGATATGCCACAGACTTGGATATTTGTTAAGAATGTCAATCCTATTGAAGCAGTCAACACAGGTGCAGACAAACTTATCTGTGGTGATTGTAAACACAGAGGTGAAGTTGTATTAGTAGACAAGAAGAGAGATAAGAAGTCTTACTCTGTGCGTAATGGGTTGAAGACAATCAACAAGAAGAGAAAGTGTTATGTAAAATTATTTCAAGCACCTTACATAATATGGAAGTCTTACAAGAAAGGTAATTACAAAAAGATTAGTTTACAGAAACTAGCCAAGTTACTTGCATTTAGATTTGTAAGAGTAGGTAGCTATGGCGACCCTGCAGTTATACCTAGTGAAGTGTGGAATAAGATGTTAAGTAGAACACTAGGTAACACAGGTTACACACACCAATGGCAGAAGTGTGATAGTACAAATTCTAGATTCAATATGGCAAGTGTTGATTCGTTAGAAGAGAAACGACAGGCAAACAAGCTAGGGTATAGAACCTTTAGAACTAGACTAGCTAGTGAACCTATCGAATCAGATGAGGTAATATGCCTTTCTGATAAAGTGGCAAGGAAAGGAAGAAAGTTAGTTCCTTGTGCAGATTGTATGATGTGTAGTGGAACAAGTAGCAAAGTTAAGAAAAACATTACCATCATTATTCATTAACCATAATAAGGAGAATAAATGACTACAGAATATACAATATACAATGAAGATAATGAATTAGTTGCTAAAGGAAACTTGTTAGAGATATTGCAGTTATTAATTAATTTAGGATACAGAATAGAGGAGAAAAAAAATGACTACTAAAATAGAATTAGTTATAGAGAATGGAGAAGGTGGTTTTCTAGACACAGATGTTTCTATCACGAGAACTGTTGATAGTCCAACAGGAAAGAAAGGCACACCACATAATAACAGAGGTTATTATGGAACAATGTCAAAAGGTGGTAGAGATAAAGATGGTAAATTTCAAAAACAAAAGGAGAAATAGTATGAAAGTTTCAGAATTAAAAAAGAATGATATAATTTTATCTAAACAATTAGGTGTACCTATAAAAGGGAAGCTATTAGAAAGTCCTAGACAAGGAAAAGGTGTTAAAAAAACTATATTAATATATGCTTATGGTGAAGATATAGGTATGTTTAATGAGCATGGCAGTATATACATTACAGATATATTAAAAGTAAAAAGAAATGATAATTGGATTAATGTGGAGGTTTAATAATGGGTGAAGTTATAAAAGGTTTCTTTGAAAAAAACAAAGAAAAAGAGAGAATAGAAATGAGTAAAGAGTTTTACAATTTAATGATTGCTGATGGTTCGTTCTCTAAAAATGAAATCATTAAAGCTATGCGTGAGCATGGTGGATATGATTTGTCTTTCATAAGTGATTAAGAAACAAGGAGTTATAGGTTACGCAGTTGCGTAACTTATAGCTTCTAAAAAAATAACTTGACACATTTTTATAAGTATGTATAATCTATATAGAAATAAGGAGATAGTATGTCGTATAAAGAAAAAATAGAAACAACAATAACATATCCAGAGTTAGATGAAGAAGAAAAACAATATCTAAAAGAGAACCCTAGAACTTGGAGAGTTTATATAGATAAGACAGTTACTGAAGAGTTTGTTGTTCAAGCATATACTAAAGATGAAGCTGAAGATATAGCAAGAAACAAATCAGAAAGTCATAGTAAACCAGATGGTTCAGAAATGGAAGATGTATCTGTTAACAATAGTGAACTTGATAGATGTACCTATCAAGAAGATGAGATTGAATTTTTAGAAGAGGAGGTATTATAATGTCACATAGTGGTAACGAACAGAAAAAAGAAGATGCTTTCGAAGAAGTAAAGCAACAATACATAGATGCAGGTCACACAGAAGAACAAGCAGAAGCACTTGCAGAGAAGTTCGCAGAAGATAATCCAGACTTCTGGCATGATGAAGAACCATTAAGCTATGATGGGTATGAACTAGAAGACTTATCAGATATGGATAGAGAGGAGCCTTGTATATGAAAGAGTTAATAAAAGTAGCAAATGAAATAAAACAATGGAAGAAAGAATCAGAGTTAAAAAAACAGTTAGTAAATTTAGCTAACGAATATGAATATACTGTTTCTGTAGGTTCACTACGAACAGAGCAAGAAATACATTCTGATATTCAGAAAGTATGCAACAAACTTGGTTGGTCTATTGAGCAAGGACACGAGTATGTTGATTTTTTAGAAGAACGATATTAACCATAACAAAGGAGAGGATAATGGCGACCAGAGTAATAACAATACAAGCAAGAAGTGGTAGAATGTTTGACGATATATTTAAGAAGAAACCTACATTCAAAGATATATATCCTATGATAGGTGCAGATACTATTGAGATAGTCAAAGGCACTATTGAGATAGACACCAATCAAGGTATTAAAAGAAAAACTGTTGAGATGTGGACAGATGAAGAAGCTAAAATTAAAGGTAAGTCTGTTAATGATAAAGCAACTATGGCATATAGAACTTATTGGGCTAGAAAAAAACAATGGACTAATGCTACCATCAATGGTAGTGTTGCAATTATTATTCCTAACTATGAACAGTATGAGGTAGAACCTGCATGAAAAAGTATATACATATAAACCAACACAAGATAAAATCTAATCACAAGCATAACAAACGAGAGCCTGTGATTACTGTGAAGACATACAAGAGTAATACCTATGGTCATCAGGTGCAGATACTTGGAGAGTGTAAGGTTGTGTATAGTCCAGACAAACCTCTATCTTGTGGTGCTAGAGTATGGATAGAAACAGATGCAGAGGTCATAACAATTCCTGATTTTGCTGATGTAAAAGAAGGATATAACAAGGAGAAAACAAATGAATAGAAAAGATTTTATAAAATTAAGAACATACATAGTAATGGCAAAGAGAGTTTATACCTATGTAAATATGCACGAAGAAGGTCAAGAGGGTGAGTATGTTAAGCTATCTAAAAAAGATTTAATAGATAAACTAGACAACATTCACATTCAAAACAAAAGAAACATAGAAGACTATGGTAAAGGTGCAGTAGTAAGAGAGATAAATACAGACAAGTTCTGCTTTGTTACTAAAGATGATAAAAGATTTTGGATGAATTCAAAATGGTTAGGAAGACCTGAAGAAGTATGGATAGATTAAGAAAAATAAATCCTATTGCAAAGTTATTGAGAACTTCTTTGTTTAGAAAAAGAGTAACAAAGAATAAGAAGAAGTATACAAGAAAAGAAAAACATAAAAATGTGGTGTGGAAATGGTGATACTAGTTATAGGACACTTAATTAGAGGGGAACAGTCCAAGCAGACCAATACTCTAGCCACTTATAAGGAATTTGTAATGAAGCCCAGAAGTATGTGGGATTGGATAGTATCCCATTACAAATGCGTGTTATATTTAATCCAACCACCATTGAGGGTTCTCTGTGAAATTTGTGGTTACTGAACAGAGATATAACATATATGTGGTTTGTTGAGGGTTGCCCTAGTTCTTCCACTAAAAAAAAGAACTAAATTGCGAGTAATGTTTTTGGTAGTTTTTAGACTCTAAAAGAAAAAACTACCACATAAAAAAAGGAGAAACAAATGAATAAATATGATTTACCAAATGGTTGGACTTGCGTTGCTTGTGGAGATGAATACCTACAAGATACTAAAGGTCAACAAGTAGCAGATTATAGTGAAGGAACAATGTGTAATAAGTGTGCAAAGGGGAGTAGCTGTGAAGTTAAGACAACAACAAATAAATAAAATAGAACAGTTACTAGATGCACTAGAAGAAAAGCTAGAACAAATGGAACAGCAAGACTATATGTCTTTTGATTTAGGAAAAGACTTGCAAGCTGTTTCATTTATGCTTGATAAAATAAGAGAGGAAATTGAAAATGAGTAAAAAATATACATCAACAATAAGTGTAATATGGGAAGGTAATATGCTTGAAGTTAAAAATAAAGAAGAATATATTAAACAATTAAAGCAAGGATTTCTTGAAGAATATGGTATACTTTTAAGTGATAACAACATAACAAATGTGGAGTTAAAAAATGAGTAAGAACCTAACACCAAAAGAACATTGGGAACTGCATCAAGGACTATGGCATATGCTAGGTTGTGATATGGAACTTAAATATAAAGATAGAACTACTGCTATATATGTTGACAATAAAGCAAAATTAAAGTATACATATTCAACAAAAGGTTTTATAAAATGGTTTCCTATATCAAAGGAGAATAACATATGAGTTATAACATAACTTTACAACGATTAAAAAATGCAGTAAAAGATATTAAAGAAGATAATGAATGGGTAAATGATAGTCATGAAAAAGTTTACTACAATGGTTTATGTGAAGGTTTAGATAGATTATTAAGACACTTTAAAGAACTTGAGGAGAACGAAGATGACAACCAAAGTGAAACAAAAAAGAGACCTACTTGGGTATGGATATATGGTGATGAACTACCAGAAGTGTGGGAACACTTTGGCTTTACAAATCCAGACCCAGAAGATAGAATGAAACTAAAGTTTGTTAATTACAAATCAAGAGAGGTACAATTAATAGAGGTGCAAAATGGTTAATGTTTATTTAAGTGCAGATGAATACATAGAGTATACTTGTGAGCAAGCAGATAAAATTATGCAGATGAAGTTAGGTAAAGATTATGATAACTATATTGTTTATATAAAACATAAAGGTAAAGTAGTTGAATCAGAATATACTGAAGAAGGACAAGATATATTTAATGATATATTAAATGCAGTAGAACAATGTTTATCTGATGTAGGTGTATACAATGAGGAGAATAAAGATGACTAAATTTATCATATATGCACAAAAAGTTTTGCACTATAAGAAAGAAATAAATTCTAAAGATAGGGATAGTGCAGAAGATAGGGGTCGCACTTATGAAGCAGACGACAATCCAGAAAGATTGTTTACACATAATGGCGAGGAGTTTTATATAACAAGTATAGAGGAGAATGATGATGAGTAGCATAAAAGAATTAGAATGTAATCGTTGCGAAGGTAAAGGATATTATAATTTAAGTGCAAATTATGACGATAGTGATAGTAGAATAGAATGTGAAAATTGTCGTGGTTCTGGTAAAAAGGAGAATGAAGATGATTGATAAAGAAAAATTTTACAAAGAAAAATATAAAGAAATATTTGAAGCATTAGTAGGTGTAGATGGTATGAATAGATATAGTCATCTTGATGTGCTTTCTTATATTCATAATCTAAAAAGCATAGAGGAGAGATATAATGCCGAGAAAAAATAAACCAAAACTAAAGGTGGTAAAGCTAGATGATAAACGACCACTTGGAGATGCCGAGCAAGTAGAATTAGTAACAGATAAAATGTATGATATGTTTGATAAGATACAAGATAAAGTAACTATACCTAATACTATTATTGCAGTACAGTTATTAGTTACAGATCTTGCATTTGATACTGCACCAAGCAATACAGTAGCATCAAGTATGTTATTAGATATTATCAACCATAGATTAAGAAAAGAAGTAGAGAAGGAGAATTTTAATGAGTAAAAAATATACATATATGATAGAAGAATGGTCTAGTGATACTAGATTTTATAAGATAGAATCAGATGAAAAACTTACTGAAGAAGAAGTAAGAGATTCAGTTAGAGAAGTAGGTATACCTGTAAAAGCAGGTGAAGAAATAAAAATAGATGAATTACCTAGTGGCAAAGAGGTAGATATTATAGGTGTATATGAAGGTACTGAATATGGAGAAGATTCACAAATGGATATTGTAGAGGGAGATGTAGCATATGATTAAATATATTATATACACACAACACTCTTGTGAGTTTTGTAACAAAGCAAAAGATTTATTACGAGATGCCGGAGAACATTTTGAAGAACGATTATTAGATACACCTGCAAAGCTAAAAAGATTTAAAGATGCCGGCCATACGACTGTGCCACAGATCTTTCTACATATAGGTGGGTACAATGAGTTGGAAGAATTTTTCTTTACTGAAGAAGTAGATTTTGATGCGTCATTAGAATTGCTTGATAAAATATCTGTGGTTAAAGAAACAAAGAAGCCGGCGAAGATATTACCTTTTAAGATAGGTGCTATCTCTGGAGAGAAAGAAGATGATTAGTTGCACCTATTAATTATATGTGCTATAATAGATGTAGGAATATTATGAATAGAATAAAACCAATATCAAGAATACCAAATCCTGTGGCAAAAAAATTACTTGACACAAGATATAGACAGAGAATTGTCAAAAATAAAAAGAGGTATGATAGAAAGAGAGAAAAAAATGTTTATGATCGCACAGTATAAATTTAAGTCAGACAGGTGGGTAAGAAAGTGTAAATGGACTTCTACCTTTCCGGTTGACCAGTTAGTAGACGAATATAATATGCCACTAAAATTTAAAACTAAACAAGAAGCATATGATACTTTAGAGGAGTGGGGAGTTGATATAAATTTTGCAGAGCAACAAGGTGTAAAGGTTGTGAGTTTACAATGATTTATGTAAATGTTTATCAAACACATATTCTTTATGCTTTTATTGGTGGCATTATCATAGGAATGTTATTAATTTTAATAGCATATATATTATCAAAAAGATAGGAGAAAAAAATGTATGATCCAGTAGTAATAACTTTGTTAGAAAAGAATGTAAAAGAATTACAAGGACAGCTTGTTAATGCACATAAAAGAATTAAAGTATTGACAGATGAAAATTATGAATTAAGAAGAAAAATTAATATAGAGAGTAATTCTGGATATGGACTCACCGAAGGAGATGTTTGGAAAGGAGATTCAGAAAACCCAGATGCTACTCACATAAAGAGAGATTTTAAAACCGGTGGATAGAGCAAGAGAAAGAAGACTAAAAGTTACAGGTAGGTGGTTTCAAAAACCAAAGAAGATTAAATATTTATGGACAAATAATATTTTTCCGGCCTTACTATTTGTAAGTTTATTTTTTTTATTGTATAATTATTAGGAGAATTACAATGGCAGTAGATACAAAATGTTATAAAATTTTAGGTAAGAAACAAGTGGATTATTCAACACTTGTAGAAGTTCCAAAAGATTGGAGTAAGGAACAGGTAAAAGAATATATCTGGGGTAATATGATTAACACTTGGACAGAAGAGGACACTGGTTTTGATAATATAGAATTATCAGATGAAGATCCAGAGTTAATAGAAGATGATAAAGAGGTAGAGGATATGTCCTACGATATTGGTATGTTTATATATGATGAGGAAGAAGATGATGATTAATTTGTGGGAAAAAGACGAAAAGAAATTGTATAGAAAATTATTCAAAGAATATAAGAGAGAAGGTTTGTCTAACGAAGAAGCTAGACTGTATGCTAAACAAGACTGTAAGAATAGTATTGGTCATGATATAGATTATGCTGAAAGACTTTTTAATATTACTTTAAAAGATTCTTCTTGACATTATGAAAAAGTTTTCTATAATATATAAATATATATATATAATATATAATATAATTAATAATTATTTATTAAAATATATAATAAATATGTTTATATTATTATTATCATTATGGGTATTATATGTATTTATTATGATGATTT